TAGTCGTAAATCCATCCAGGGCAAGATCAGTCAATTGCCTGAAATGATTATTACCGTTGCTTTACTTCCTTGGACTGGCGAATTTAGAATCGCCGCCGTAAAGAATCGGTTTGCAAAGAACAGTGCCAGTGGTAGACAATATGTATCATTGTGGACTGACGCGTCACGAATGTCGATCTGGAACTACAAACAAACGCCGACTACAAGTTGGAGTGATGAGGATGACGATGAGTAGTTATGGCAAACGTAAAGGTTCTAAGTTCGAAACAGATGTTCTTGGGTGGTTAAGGGGAAGACTACCCAAGGCAATGACAGAAAGGCTTGCCCTTGCGGGGGCTAATGACGAGGGGGATTTAGTCTTAATCGTCGCGGGCAAGCCCTATGTCTTAGAGCTAAAGGCTAGAACCAAGCTCGATCTTCCACAATTTTGGCGTGAGGCTGTAGTCGAAGCGCAGAATTACGCAAAGGCACGCAACCTTGACACAGTGCCACCATCATATGTCATTGTTAAGCGTCGCAGCGCAGGCATTGAAGATGCTTGGGTTATCCAGACATTAGATCAGTGGGCAAACATTCATGACTAGCAAACCCGATCTTGGCGCGGTGCTTGAAGCATACGGATTACATGTCCAAGAGCGTTATGGTTGGGTTGCTTGCAAGTGTGTAGTGCATGATGATAGCCACGCAAGCGCAGCTTATAACCTCGACAAGCAGGTATATAACTGTCTAGTTTGTCAGTTGCTAGGTGATGTATATGACCTAGTATCTCGCAAAGAGAATATTAAGGAGTTTAAAGATGTTAAACGCAGAGCAGAAAGCCTTGCTAACGGAAGCAGCAAAACGCTACGCGGACAACATAAGTCCCCAGGCTCAGTCCTACCTACAGGATCGCGGCATAAGCCCGCAAGTGGCAAGTACTTACCTTCTTGGAAGCGTCGCGGAGCCTAGTGTTGGGCATGAGCATGCTGTGGGTATGCTTAGTATTCCTTATTGCACTCCTTCTGGAGTGGTTGGAATAAAGTTTCGCAGGCTAGATGATGGTACGCCGAAGTATTTATGGCCCACTGGGCAGAAGATAGGATTATTCAATGTCGGAGATTTACACAAAGAATCAGATACAATCGCCATCTGCGAAGGCGAGATTGATACGATCATTTTATCTGGTTGTGTTGGTATTCCTAGCGTTGGCGTGGCTGGCGTTAGCCAGTGGAAAGCGCACTTTCCGAAACTTTTTGAACCGTATAACAAGGTCCTAATCTTTGCGGATAACGACGTGAAGGAAGATGGTCGTAACCCAGGCCAAGAACTAGCCAAGCGGATTAAAGAAGACCTGCCAGCTGCCATCGTGGTGGGTTTGCCAGGTAATGAAGATGTGAACGACCTGTTCATGTACCACGGTGCGCAGTGGTTCTATGATAGAATTGCCGCATGACAAAGCCAAAGTTGCTTGACCTTTTCTGCAAAGCGGGGGGGGGAGCGTGGGTTATCACATCGCTGGTTTTGATGTAGTAGGTGTTGATATTAAAAAGCAAAAGCGTTATCCCTATGAATTTATTCATGCAGACGCTCTTGACATAATGTCGGATAAAAATTTTTTAGCAAAATTTGATGCGATAGCAGCATCTCCGCCATGCCAAACTCATAGCGCAACCAAGCATTTGCGCAACGCTCAAGGCAAGGGCACGGATAAAGTTGATCTTATTCCGCAAACAAGGGAAGCGCTTGCCAATAGCGGCAAACCATATGTTATTGAAAATGTTCCAGGAGCGCCGTTGATTGACCCAGTTCAATGCTGCGGGTCATCCTTTAATTTAAAAGTGCGCAGGCGCAGGCTATTTGAAAGCAATGTTAAATTGGTTGGCACTGTTTGCAAGCACAAGGAACAAGGTCGCCCAGTAGGCGTATATGGCTCAATGCGAGATGAAATTCCTGGTGGTGGCCATACAGCCAAAACAATTGAACAAGCCCGTGAAGCAATGGGAATTGATTGGATGATTTGGGGAGAATTAGTTGAAGCAATTCCACCAATGTACACCTGGCATTTGGGTACTCAAGTGATAAGCTATATTTCATGACAACCATTGCAGCCATCGAAGGCCCAGACTGGGTTATGATTGGAGCAGACTCACAATCGTCTGACTCGGATGGCTTTGCTATCAACATTCCTAACGGAAAAGTATTTAAAAATACTAACATTGTATTTGCGCTAGCTGGTTCAGTGCGGGGCATTAACATCCTTGAGCATGACTTTATCCCACCTGCAATCAACTCTAAAGATATTGACAAGTATGTCACTCGGCAATTAGTCCCTGCTATACGCAGGGCTTTTGTCGATGGTGGCTATGAATTTAGCAAGGCTGAGTCTGCTGTTGAGCAAGACAACATCATGATCGTTGTGATCAAGGGTAGAGTTTATAGGCTCAACGAAGATTACTCATGGGAACGCACCATTGACAATATCTACACCGCAGGCAGCGGGGAACGCTTTGCTTTGGGCGCTATCGCAGCACTGGCTGGTGGCTCACTGGTTGACGATCATGTCAAAGCCCGCAAGATCATCATTAAAGCCTTGCAAATAGCCAGCAAGTACGATGCTTTTACTGGTGGCAAGATCACAACCACTCTCATTCAGGAAAGCAAATGAGCGAATACAACCCAACATTTCAAGGCGGACCTTTTGATGGTGGGCGTGTAGCCCTGGCTTATTGGGTACTCGACACGATTGAAGTACCATATGAGTATCTTGATACAAATGTCGTATATGTGGTGTATGATATAGATGACAAAACCAAGGATTATATTTACAAAGGCCAACGCGTAATTCCGAAGGGAAGACCAAATGAGCGAGAGAGTGCAAGTGATCAAGAGTGATGGCAAAGACTTTGCATCTTCAATGTGGGAAGTGTATGACGGGGCGGGTAATCTCTTGCTTAAGAAGCACAAAGATTACGGACCCAAGAACATCGCCCAAGCTCCTGGCGGTCCACTTAATGGCTTACGTGTGCGCATGTGGGACAAGTTGGCACGCATCAATCACCTCACGGACAGTGGGGCAACACCAGAAAACGAGTCTCTTAGAGACAGTTTCTTAGATCTACTCAACTATAGCGCTATTGCTTTGATGGTGCTGGACGGGACATGGCCTAAAGAGTGAAGACCATAGTGGTCGTTAGCGATCTACAAGCACCATATCATGATGTAGGTGCAACGACAGCTTTAGCAGCATTTATTAAAGCATACAAACCAGACGAGGTGGTGAGTGTAGGAGATGAAATTGACTTTCCGCAAATCAGCAGGTGGGAGCAAGGCGGTCCAGGAGAGTGGACTTATGACATTGGCAAGCACAGAGATATTACTGTACGCCTACTTGAGTCTCTTAAAATCAAGCATATCTCAAGGTCAAACCACAGTGATCGACTATACAATAAAATCAAACACTCAGCCCCAGGCTTTCTTGGCTTGCCTGAACTTGAGATTGAAAAGTTCCTCAAACTTGATCAACTTGGAATTGAATATCACAAGCAACCCTACGAGTTGGCACCAAATTGGATACTTGTTCACGGGGACGAAGGAAACGTTCAACCAACTGCTGGATCTACTGCTCTCGGACTTGCAAAGCGGGCTGGTGCAAGCGTCGTCTGCGGACATACGCACAGGATGGGTTTAACACACTGGACACAATCGTGGGGTGGCAAATCTAAGACAGTGTGGGGCTTAGAAGTTGGTCATTTAATGAATCTTAAGCATGCTCGCTATATCAAGGCGGGCTTATTTACTTGGCAGCAAGGCTTTGGCATATTGCATGTTGAAGGCAATACAGTCATGCCGCAACTTGTGCCAATTGTTAATAAATCATTTACAGTGGATGGCAAGCTATGGCAGTGGTAGAAGTAAAGCTCAGCGTAGCTGATGTCACTTATGCAACCATCGAAGCGGTGGAGCGTTACAACTTTAATCGTGACAATGGCGCAGATGTTGGCAAGGTAAGCAAGACATGGCCAGAGGCTATTGCTCGTGACATATGCGGTGTGATCGCAGAACTAGCCATGGGTAGATGGCTTGATAAGTTTCCATTCTCGCTCTTTGAAGATCGC